TCCCAAACCTTGGCACGTTTCTCTCTTAGTTCTTGAATTTTACTCATATTCATTACCTCCAATTTTTAATCAGCTCCAGCCGTCTTTCCAGCTGGGCAATAGGGATAAGTGTCTTCTCTTCTGGTTCATGCTTTGGTTCTTTGTTTATAGGTACTGCTTCAGGTACTGGTGTTTTCTCTTCTCCCTGTTTATCCGAGAGATATTTCATCCTCGCCTGGATCCCAGGGAGTTTGTTCCTTAGAGCATTTGTCACGGTCATCTGGTCAAAGATAAAGCCACCGGAACCTTCATCTACCGGCTCTGATTCATAGAGAATCTTGTCGGCAAACTTCAGCTCGATGGCTTTATGGGCACTCATCCAGGTTTCAGCGTCCATCATGTGAGAGATTTTTGCTCTGGATAGTCCTGTCTTTGTCTGATAAGCGTTGATAATACTTTCTTTTACTTCACTGAGGAGATTGATCCCCACCTGCAGATCCGCCACCTCACCAGCAATAAGCATAGCTGGGTTATGGATCATGATCACTGACAGCGGAGAAACACACACCTCATCTCCCGCCATAGCAATGACAGAAGCAGCACTGGCTGCCAGCCCATCTATATGGACACTGACCTTGCCGGGATATTCCTTGAGCATGTTGTAAATCTGCGCTGCTGCGAAGGTGTCTCCACCTGGTGAGTGTATCTTTACAACAATGTCGTCCGTCTCCGGACCACTGGCATAAAGCTCTGTCTTAAACTGTTTAGGGGTGATGTCATCATCAAACCAAGAGGACTCAGCAATGTACCCTTCAAGATGCAGGGTTCTTACTGTAGGCTCCTCGGCTTCATTCACCACCCAACGCCAAAATTTATCCATCTAATCGACCTCCTTTCTCATCATAAAAAAGCACTACTCGATTTTGAGAAATGCTATTTATACATCATATTAAGTTTGTAGTTGTCCACAGATACGGGTCGGTTATACACACAGTTATACACATATCATCATGACCCATCACCATCACTCTTATCCAAGGCTTTCTTCGCATAGGCGCCTGCCATCTTTAAAGGTAAAAGATTTCCGTTCGCCAAATAGAGATTCCCACCTTCTTCATCAGGTATTGGATCCATGTTCTCCATCCGCCTTACATCGTTGACAGAGAAGAAGCCATTTTGAATTCCAATGGCATAACCATCCATCCTGGATTTATAATCCCCTCGCATCAGTGCCGATGCATTGAAGGACACGAAGCACTGACCTTTCTCTTTTTCAAGAAAGAGCTTCTTGTTCATAGCCTGCTCTATTCGAACCAGCCAAGGCCTTATGGTATGGACCACAAAGCTGATGGACTGGTTCTCAATGTTACTGAATGAACTCTTGCTGAGATCCGCCACCATATGGGGTGGCACTTGAAATATCCTGCAGATTTCCTCTATCTGAAACTTTCTGGTCTCAAGAAACTGGGCATCGGAATTTGGCATGCTGATGGCTTGGTACTGAAGACCGTCTTCAAGGACCGCCACCTTGTTGCTGTTTCCGCTTCCTCCATAAGCTGCTTGCCAGGCATCCCTCACCTTCGATGGATCCTTGATGGTTCCTGAAGTTGAAAGAATACCACTTGGTGTAGCGTTGTTGGCAAAGAACCTACCGCCATATTCTTCAGCGGCTATGTTCAGTCCGATGGCATTTTTCGCTAGGGCTACCGGTGAATAGCCCATGACGCCATCAAAGCCTAGACCCGGTACATGAAGCACATCTTCTGGTCCTAGATAATGGGTGGTAGTATCCTTCCTATAAGCGTAGTAGAGATTGCCATTCTTATCTCTATCCACCGTCATCTTGTCGGGAAGCAGGGGATAAAGATGCACCACTTCCCCTTTACCATTTCGAATGATCTGGCAGTAGGCATTTCCCCAAAGGAGTATATGGGTCATCATTGTTTCCCTCAGAGTAAAAGACGTCATCTCCGGATTCGGTTCATCATGTAATATCCGATATAGCGGATGGGTGTACATCTTTTCTTTACCGTCCCCTTTGTACTGATACGTATGAAGAGGTAAAGATGCCACCGTCTCTGCAATGATTCTCACGCAGGCGAAGACTGCTGTTGTCTGCATGGAGCTTCGCTCATTGACTATTTTCCCAGAGACACTTTGCCCCATATAAAAGTTCGGTGCACTGCTGACACTGTCTGTAGGTTCTGCCCTCGCTTTAAAGAGCCATTTAAAAAAGTTCGCCATAATTGTTGTTCACCTCCTTCTATCCTAAAATGATCATGTCCCGTTCATCGTAAATAGATCCATCATCATCTGGTGGATTCACCGTTGCTCTGGCTAGACCCATGATCAGTGCCACGATACCATCGATCTTTTCAGATGATTTTTCTTTGTCCACCTTGATGTTTCCAGCCGGGTCCGTTCTGACTACAATGTTATCTGCCATCCATCTTAAGACCGGATGCCCGCCATGGGCTATCTGCTTACTTAAGGTCAGCCTCATCAGGTCCTTTGTGGGAGGTGACATATCCTTAAATCCCTGACCAAACGGTACTACCGTAAATCCCATCCCCTCTAGGTTCTGGCTCATCTGAGTGGCTCCCCACCGGTCATAGACGATTTCTCTGATGTTGTACTTCTCACCGAGGCGTTCGATGAACTTTTCGATAAATCCATAATGGACTACGTTTCCTTCTGTGAGATTGAGAAGTCCCTGCCTGTGCCAGATATCATAAGGTACGCTGTCTCTTTTCACCCGCTGATGAAGGGTTTCTTCTGGCAGCCAAAAGTAGGGTAGGACCTGATACTTGTCTCCGTCCTCTAATGGCGGGAAAACCAAAACAAAAGCCGTAACATCGCTTGTTGAGGACAGGTCCAGCCCGCCATAGCAGACTCGCCCTTTTAACTCTTCCGGGTCTACAGGATAGTTACAAAGGTCCCACTTGTCCATGGGCATCCATTTGATTTCCTGCTTTAACCACATGTTCAGTCTCAGCTGTTTAAACAAGGCCAGATCTGCTGGATCGTCTTTCACTTGATTGTAGTGCTCCCTGACCCTCTCTATAGAAATGGTATGGCCAAGACTTGGGTTGGCTTTATACCAGTTGTTTTCATCTTCAATATTCGCATCGTCCTCTAAGCCATAGATAATAGCGAGGAATGTCGGATCTATTCTCTTTCCTTCCAATATGTTTTTCGCCTTTTGGTGCATCTCCCAGCCATAGCCAGAGAGTTGATTTCCTGCAGTGGTGAGATATAAAAAGAGCGGCTGTGTTCTGGCATCCCCTGAACCGGTGGTCAGCATCTTGGCAAGGTCCGGATTTGGATAGGTCCAAATCTCATCGAGGATTACGCAGGAAGCATTGATACCGGATTTTGATTTAACGTCAGAACTTAGTACCTGATAGAAACTCCCTGTCTTTGGATAGACAATTCGTTTCGTGGACCTCACCAGATTCGTCACTTTTGAAAGGGTTGGATTTCCTTCAACGAAGTTCATGCTGGTATTAAAAATGATGCTGGCTTGTTGTCTGTCGCAAGCGGCCACATAAACTTCTGCGTTAGGTTCTCCATCAGCCAGAAGCATGTAAAGGGCAATGGCTGCGCCCAGCTCCGACTTACCGTTTTTCTTACCAATCTCCACATAGGCGGTTCGGTATTGACGGGTACCGTCTTCCCTCAAGGTTCCAAAAAGTCGCCTCACCAGATCCTTCTCCCAGGGGAGTAACTTAAAAGGCTGACCGGCCCATCTGCCTTTGGTCAGCTTCAGTTGTTCGATAAAGTTTATGGCGTGATTCGCATGAGCTTCACTATAAGGCATAGGCGCTCCTCCTTTCAAATTAGTCGTCCTTACTCTTTTTTAGAATGTCCTCCGCCTTTGGCACACCCGCCAGCAGCTCTTCCATGGCATCGCCCTCGATGGTGTTACCACTGTTATTGATGTTGAGTCTGCTTCGGGCCGATGGGCTTAGTCCAAGTTCTGAACAGAAGTTTCTCATCTGTTTTAGGTTTTGCTGGGCAATGGACACTTGAGGAATCTGCTGAATATATCCTGAAGCGGTCTTTAGAATAGATCCATGCTTTGAAATGAATTCCTCCGCTTCTTTCCATCTGGCATAGGCCTGACAGTACCCAGCAAAGGCAGCCATGTCTACCTCCGTCAGTAGCCCCATGGATTCTAGCTCTTTTGATAACCTTCTCCATTCTTTCTTGGCATCCGGTTCCAGCCATGACGGGCACTTCGGCGCTATCTGTTTTGGTTTTGGTTCGTTCTTATTCAGTGGTCTTTTTCCTGGATTGCCTTCCAGCTCTTTGACCGCTGTGGGTTTTGGTGGTCTTCCTCTACCTGCCATAACTTTCACCTCCTTCATTTGTAGCAAAGAAAAAGGAACCTTCATCTGAAAGTCCCTATCACTCATTATTTTTTCTGCACATTATTTTTCTTATCTGCATATAACCCAGCACTTTCTATGCAGTAAGGTTATTGCCCTCGGATTCCTTTATAGTTGAAATTTCCTTTTCTAATCTCTTCATGATCTGCTTCCACAGCTCTGTTATATTCAGGGTCTTTGGTTTCCTTATCCTTGCAGCTCATACAAATACACTGCTCATTAAACATGGACATGATTCGTCCACCTTCTAAACTACCGCCGCAGCGGTCACAAGTCTTTTGACTAAAAAATCGATCCATATACTCGTACCTCCTACTCTATGTCCACATATTCCATCAGCGTGGCCAGGGCCTCATCATAACTCTTGGCTTCTTTGGTGATTCGCTGAATCATTTCTTCTGCCTTTTCAGATTCGCCAACTTCCTTTAGTGTTCTTGATACAATCCCCATGAGATTGAAAATATTCCCGTTCTCTCCAATGAGTCTGCATCTAGGTTTCATCGGTTTCATCCACCTTTCTAAAAGCGCCACTTCCTTCTAGGTGCTTTAAGAGTGTCTTTCTGGTTTCCTTGTACTCGGGACCATTCATTCCGATGCGGATCAGCCAGGTTCTAAGTGCATACTTGGGGTTATCATCTTGGGCCTGTTTGTAGGATGCGCGGTTTAAGGTTCTTCCGTATCTTGCTATTAGTACACATAAATCCTGAAATGCCTTGATTCTCTCTGGATTTAAATTTGAGCTATAAAGTTTGAAGGTGAATGTCTTCTCGTCAAAATCAATCTGAAATCCTGGGCACCTATTTACACCCAGTTCTTCAAGTGCTTCTTTAAGACCCTCTAAATCATTGATCCCGATTTTGTTTAGGTCTTCAGCAAACCCTTCATCCATGAAGACTTCCTCTGTTTCAAAAGCCATCATGATAAGTCGCTGTTTGCTGTAAAGCATGTTGATGATATTCTTTAGACTATCAGCTGTATGCTGTTCAAAGTTTAGTTTAACTTCAATTCCACCAAGTTCTTCTAGCGGATCACTTGATCCTACATTTTGAGACGCTTCTTGAATTTCTGCTTCATCAACTGAAACATCATCATTGTACTCTTGATCAGTCAGTGGCTCAGGCTCCAATTGTTGATTCAGGATTTCTTCCATAGTGATGGACTTCCCATCTCCTCTAGTAATATCTCCATGCCTATCGATAGTGTAGTTTTCATTTTCTGTTCTGATTTCATAGGCAAAGCTTGGAACACTTAGGTATTTAGGTTTCACACCAAAGTGCTCGCCCAGTTGTTTGATCATTACTTTCCGGTCCATTTTCATACCTCCTTGCGTTTTGCTACTTACATATATCACTCTAACGCGCTCAAATAGCAAGTGGTATATCAGTTTTTCTGTATTAAAAATGCACTTAATTACCCGCATTCAACATATCGGTGCGGGTAATTAAGTGCATTTCATTTTTTCCCTTTTTCTTATTTATATTCCCTTTGAGTTGAGTCCCAATTCTTCATGAATTCATTTTCCTTTATCACTGCTTGAAAAGGTGGATCGAGGAAAGAAATAATCAACTGAATGACTTTCTCCAGATTTAACTCATATTTCAATACCTTCTTACAAAATATATCCCATCTATTACCAATCGCATCATTCATGATCAGCCTCTCAAGAACTTGAACTGAATCTTCCTCAATTGGTGTTCCCCTGCTTGAAAAGGTCTCATATATCGCTTCTTGGACTTTTCTTCCTTCAAAATCAAAGGAAGTCGCAAGGTAATAGATATCATAAAAATCTTTCATGCGTCCTGTCGATTCCATGAATCGAACAATCGCATCAAGTTTTTCCGATATCGTTGATTCTAATGAATAGGTAAGAATTGTTGGTTCTTCAAATCCATCAAGTAAAACAGGGAGTATTCTTATAAGTGGTGCTGGAACGATTGTATCTCCCACACCAAAATCGATACTGAATGGCGTTCTCGTTTTGCCCATAAGACCTATTAGATTTACGCGAATGCCGTGATACTCTTTTATCTCACTGATTGGTTCAACGCTTCTTATTTCAATTTCCATGAACTCATTATCACTTTTCATAGTTATGATTGATCGAACTAATTCTTCTACTGAACTCAGCTCATTAGAATGATTCTTTAATAAATAATCAGCATCAACTGTAGGTCTTGTTGTGAAGTCACTGATTGAATATAGGAGAAAACCACCTTTGAGGATGAGCTGTTCTTTATAATGGCTTTGAGCCAGTCTTCTAATGAACTCTTCCTGAAAAAATAAATTCAATAGTTGTTGAAACGCGATACCTTCTGCTTTCGCTTTATTTTTTAATCTTGCCAGTATAGACGTACTTGAATAAGTCATTATAGCCACTTCCCTATCTGCGATTGAACTTTTTTAGTGATGTTAAACATTTCAGCATACTCAAATAGACGTCTGATGTTTTTTTGTGGGTCTTTGGTGTATCGCATTACCGCATTGGTAAAAACTTCTTTTTCGAGTTTCTTTTCATAGCGCATAATATCACACATAGTACGATCCCGATCAAAAATTCTTACTTCTACACCATTTATTTCAAAAGTTGTAACACCAATACTGAGAAATTTCGGTTCTTGGTAGTATGGTTCTACAAGTGGATAATCGATGTCATATTGGCTTTTTTCACTATCTCTGTCCACTGCTATTTGCCACGCTGTTGGAATTCTATCCGTATAGAGATAATGCAGGAGTGCACTTTCGAGAAATATAACCGCTTCGGGAAAGAGTCTTGCTATCATTACTTCCTCTGGGTTCACTTCATCAGTGAGTTCATAGTAACCATACTTTATTTTTGATATTTCTCCTTCTTCAAAAAGCTTTTTAATTTGACGACTATTCAAACCCAGTTCTTTCAGCTCCGATGTTTTCAATACACCGCCATGTTTTTTAAATTCATCTATTATTTTTTGTTTTTCAATCATATTTGCACCTC